TCCACGATGCCTCGGCACCACACATCCTCGGCGAACCAGTCGCAGGGCGCAAGCGCTCGGTTCAGCGCGAACTGCTGTTCGGGCAGGACCTCGTCGTGGGGCAGCGCCATGATCGCTTCGACGTACGGCCAGTAGCCGGCGAACGCCTTGTCAGGCCCCCCGTCGATAATCGCCGCGTGCTGGACGACGATGTCTTCCGGCACGTTGTACAGCCCGGAGAGAATTTTGGCTGCTTCCGCCGTGTTCCCCTTGGCGTAGTGCAGCCCGGCCTCGAGGTACTGATGCACGCGATCGCCCCACAGCGCGGTCGCCCCACAGCGCGGCCTCGCCCTGCGTGGTGGCGACATCCTTCGCCACCCGGGTATGGTAGAACTGCTTCGGGCAGTTCTCAAAGTTGGACAGCGACGAGAACGACCATGCGAAAGGCTTCATGCCGACTCCACCAGATCGAAACACCAGTGGCTCAGCAGCATTTCGTTCAGTTCCGGGTCGTCCACCTCGACGATGCTCGACGATGTACGACGGCTCGGGCTGCGTCACGGACTCGGGGTCGACGTTCGTGAGCACGAAGGTTTTCGTCTTCATGTGCGCGAGCCCGTGGGTGAACCCGTAGCACGTCTCGAGCCCGCAGTCGTTCAGCCGCACTGTGTCGCCGACGCGCGGCACGCGGACCCAGTCTTTCGGTTCGTGGAGGTTATTCATGCCATGGACCCGTCGCTGTTGCGCTTGAAGCTGCGGTTCTTGCCCGGCGCCACCGGGCGCAGGTTCTCGATCGAGTTCGAGCCGCCCTTGGACAGCGCGCGCTTGTGGTCGATGTCCTTCTTCTCGCCGGGCTTGATCATGCCGGCCTTGACCGCTTTGAGCCGGGCGCGGTTGCGGGCGGCGCGCTTGGCCTTCTCGCCGCGGGCGTCGGAGGTGCGCTTCTCCTGGGCGTAGTCGCGCTTGTAGTCAGGGGACGAGGGCATGTCAGGCTCCTTGGGATTCGTCGACGATCTCGATAGTGTAGCCGTACCGCTCCATGATTTCGTCGTTGATGGTGCGGTCGAAACGGATGCCGTGGGCGCCCTCCAGGGTGACCGTCATGTTCGGGTTCGCCGGGTCGGACGGGTCTTGCGGGCGCCCGGCCAGGACTTTGAACCGCAGCCCCGGCTTGCGGGTGCTGGACAGGTAGCGTACGCGGGCCATGTCAGTTCTCCCCCGCCGCCAGGGGCTTCAGGGTGGCGATGATGTCGTCCACGCTGCGGAGGATGTCGGGGCACAGCATCGCCTCTCCACGGGCGATGCGCCGGCGGTGCACGATGCGGAACCGGCGCCAGAACGCCAGCTGCTCTCGGGGTGGCATGGCCTTGATCGGCGCCATGATGGCGTCCAGGGCGCTATCCGGGTTGGTCTGTTGGTCGCTCACTTCTTCGCTCTCCCATATCGCTGATGGAACCCGCTCTCTGCGTTGAGCGGGAGGTCTGGACCCCACGCCGGCGGGATACGCATCTGCTCCACTGCGAAGCTCGCTGCGTCCTTGCCGTCGTCGGCATCCGTTACGGATACCGCCTCATCGTGCACGCTATGCACGATATGCACGACTGGGAGGTACTTGTGAATCGCGAGGGTCTGGTCGAGCACCACGATGCGCGCCAGGGCCTGCACGATGTTCTCGACTATTTTACCTCCATATATCTTTTCTCGCGAGCGGCCGTTGAAATAAGTCCAGCCCTCGGCGCCGTCGTGGCGCAGCTCGGGGTACTTGATCTTCAGCCCGTTCGGCAGCAGCAGCCCTTCGTCGCACGTCACCACGACGCCGCGCGGGTCGACTGCCACGCCTTCCACCCCCTTGGCGATGTACCCCAGGGCGTCCTCGGCGCGGCGCCACAGCCGCACGACTTCCGGGTGGGAGGACCGATAGACCGACACGACCATGCGGCCTTCCTCGTCGTGGATGAGCACCTTGCCCTTCGTCTGCACCCGAACCGCCCCGCAGAACTTCGGGCCGCCCATGCCATACCCCAGCCCGAGCTTGGCGATCTTGCCCATCTGGCGCTCGTCCGGGTTGTCCGCCTTCGTGATCGGGCGGCTGTAAATCTTCTCGGCCAGCACGCAGTATGTGTCTGGGCCCTGCCCGGCGTCGTACTTCCGGTACACCTCCACGGCATCCATCTGCATGGCCAGCCAGTCGAGCACACGGGACTCGATGTTCGACGAGTCGCACACCACGGAAACCTTGTCGTCTTCCGCCATGACCGCGTCGCGCAGCTTGCCGCCGCGGCCCATGTTTTGCCAGTTCATTTTATCGCCGCCGCTGAGCCGATGCGTTTGCCCTGCGCCCGAGTAGTTGAGGTAGATTGGCGCGGCGCCGCGTCCGGACATGCCGATCATGCGCATGGCGCGGGTCTCGGCGATCGTGGTCTTGTTCTTGAGGCGTGCGGCGACCAGCAGCTGGACTCGCTCGTCGGGGTGCTCGGCCAGGGCCTCCATGCCTTTGTCCGTCTTGGCGAACGCCCACGTCTCCTTGCCCGTGGTGGGGCTGATCTTCGTGGGCGGGGCCACCCCCAGCCGTTCGAGCGCGAGGGCGAACTTGTCGTTGCTCATCACGTCGGGCAGCGCGATGCCGGCCTGCATCAGCGCGCCCACCTTGTCCGCGCGCAGGTCCTGGGCGTACTCGATCAGCAGGCCGGCGTCGAGGCGCAGCACGGGCTCGGTGAACATGCGCACGACCATGTCGATGATCTTCAGCTCGCTCTTGGGGAAGTGCTGCAGCAGGCGGTCGAACACCTCGTGCGTGAGCCACACGTCGTTGCCGCAGTACCCACCGTACCGGGCGAGTTCCGCTGGCGAGAAGTCGCGCAGCCGCTTGCCCTTCGCGTTCAGTACCTCCTCGCCCTTGCGGCCGATACCCAGGCGCTCGGCGAGCTTGGCCAGGGAGTTGCCCCCCTTGCTGCCGAACACGGCGCGCGCCATGGAGAGGGTGTCGAACCACACGCGTGGATACCGGCGGTAGTGGTGCGACAGGATCAGGCCGTCGAAGTGGGCGTGGTGGCACAGCACGGCGTTGTCCTCGATACGCAGCCGGTCGAGTTCGGCCGGCACGTCCGGAGCAGGCACCCAGTACGCCGGCGCCCGGTTGACCGAGAACCCACACAGGATCGTCTCGAATCGCGAATCGCGTACGTACGCCTCGGTCGTCATGTCCTTGTTCGACAGCGAAAAGTCCGAGGCGTAGTACGTCTCGAAGTCCAGGGTGATAAGGTCCATCAGGCCCTCCAGTTACGGTGCCGCTTCGGGTAGCGGACAAGCTCGTCGGGCCACTCGCCGGTCATCATCTGGTGCCCGACTGCGAAGCGCAGGTCCTGCAGCAGCTTCTGCACATTGCGCCCCCACGGGCGGCCCAGCTCCACGTCGATGCGGACGACGAGCACGCCGCCCTCTACGTATGCGTTTGCGGTGGCGACGGGGCAGGCGGTCAGCGCACTCTCCAGGCTCCGCGCGGCGGCGTCGAAATCGTCAAATTCTACTCGCGCGCCGTTCAGCATCAGGGCGGCGTAGCGGTTGCCGAACTCGAACCGATCCACCTCCGGGTTGTTGGCGAAGGGCACGGGGCATCCAGGGAGTATATCTCTAAGGTGCATGGCTTCTTCCTCTTACGTATCATTATTTTGGGTTCTCGCGCAGGTTCGTGCAGCTGGCGCAGGCAAGGTCGGTGCCCCGCGCGTCGTGCCCGCAGTACAGCGGCTTCCATTCCGTGGTGACGTACTGCCCGTTGGCGGCCCGGTAGCTGCTGCGGGCACCGCGCGGCGCGTCTCCACAGTGTGATGAGTGGCAGGCGTACCGCCACCCATCAGCCGCGCGGTGCACGGTCTTGCGATGTGGCGTGTCTACGTGCGGATTGCTCGGATCGGTTGGCATTCGGGGTCCTGGGCTGTGGTGGCGCAGGATGATACCTCGGTCAGCTCGAGGTAGATTTGCAGCGTGTGCAGGGCCTTCCTGATGTCCTGCATTCCGCCCTTGTCCCGCTCACGGGCGAGGTACGCGACGACGGTGCCCTTCGCGAACCCACGCAGCTCATCCGGCGTCAGCCACTTGCTCAGCACTTCCCACGGCTGATACTGCCCGAGCTTCTTGTAGTGGTCGCCACCTTCCTGGTGGTGCAGTGCGCTCATTTGCCCTGCTCCTGCTCGGCGAGATACATCTGCGTCAGTGCAGCGACGATTGCGCGGTGGGCTTCGCGCGAGGGCTCCGTCACGAGCCCGCCGTCTCGGCGCATTAGCGCTTCCCGGGCGTAGTGGGCGATCAGCAGCAGATCGTTCGGCAGCGGTATGCTGGGGGTGGTCATTTCTTCCTCCTGTACAGTTTGAGTGGGGTACGGCCGCCGGCGTCGGATGTGACGCGGCCGACCATGTCCAGGTGCCCGAACCGGACCAGCCGGTCCATGGCGCTTCGGGCGGTGGTGCGAGGCAGGTCCAGCAGGTCAGACACCAAGATGGACGAGCGCACCTCGCCGTCCGCCATCAAGGCGAGAATTCTGTCGCTGCTCGAGTCGGGCACGATGCGCTCGGCGCGGGCGGTACGCTTGTCCACGCGAGGCGGGGCCTGGGTGGCAGCTTGCAGTTGGGTGAGGATCGAGGCGGTCACGGCTTGGCCTCCGGCGATGCTTTGTACGCACCCATCCCTGTTAGACGACAGAGATCGTCATCCACCCTTCTCGCCTGTGACTGCATTGGTTTTCGTAGTGCGTCTGGCATCTGATTAAGAGTCTGCCAATTCTTCCAGTGCTGGCATGTGGTGCATCTTTCGTGGGTGTATCCGAGGCAATACGTCTTCATGGCTTGGCCTCCGGGGCGACTGCGAGTGCGGCTCNNNNGTGCGGCTCGAAAAGCTGGCGTGAAAGTGCCGGATTGGTCGCGCACGTTGAATACGCGGGCAAAGGCGGTTGTCATCTCTTCCGTCGGCCAACCCTCAAGCACGCTCGGCGCGGGCTGTGTGAAGTTATCCTCGACCGCTGCGATTGCGTCAGAAAGTCGAATCAGCGCATCCCCTGAGTCATGCTCTGTAATGCCTTCGGTGTCGAACTGTGATTGAAGGTCATCAATGATGGCGTCCTTGACAATCTGCGCTGGCTGCGTCTTACCCTCACTGATGAGGGAGACATCGTCGGATGCCAGAGACGGCGCGGGTTGTGCTTGTGCGCCGGTAACGCGCGTTTCAATTGCCTTCCATGTCGGCTCGTATTC